ACTGTTCAATGAATGGTATATCTTCTAATTTCAATGATGTTACTGTCGTTAACGTTGGTGGGCCATTCAGTCCGACCGAAGATCGCCCGGCAGTAATGTTAGTTAAAGGTGCCTTCGAAGGTACTATTAAAGTTGTTCCTGCTATTCATATGAGAGATGACACGTACCAAGAAGATCGTCGATGGTCAATGTTTGGTGGTACTTATATTGCTACTTCGGATGGACGATTCTCTGAGAAGTGTAAAGAGATCACCGGACAACGTCACTACGGTGCGGTTGCTTTCCATGATCGGTTTGAGGGATAATAATGTTAACTCATAATGATTCTGCAACTGAACTGTTAACCATCTTGCAAGAAGAATGTGCCGAGGTTATCGTTGAGATTTCCAAGGTAAAACGATTCGGTCAAGAGAAGAAGAACATTGACCGTCTCGCCAAGGAAGTAGGTGACCTAGTCTGTATGATAGAGTTGCTTCAGAATTGGGAAGTAGTATCTTACAGTGCCGTTGAAGATGCACGGCAAGAAAAGTATAGTAAACTCCGTAGGTGGTCTAACCTAAACCTAAGAGACCAGAGTGTCTATTATTAAACCAGAATCTCGGAGAATTAAAGTGAAGAAGGTCAGGTCTATAGCGCGAGCCAATCCCGTAGCGAAGTACGCTCGGAAATTTAATCGTGCCGCTACACATATAGACCGAAAGAAAGAAGTTAAGAAACGTGGTTACCCCGAAGAAACTAATTTACAATAGCCCCTTGACAGGCGCCCCCAATATAAGGTATAATGATGATAGTTTCAAAAGAAGTACGTTATGCAATGATTCGTCGAGCAGCATTGAAGATTCAGAAGCATACTAAGATTAGTAAGATCGTTAAGTCAAACAAACGTCTTGCTGATGAAGTGACAAGTCTTGATCGCCAAGACTATAAATCTAATGTACGATGGAAAGATGAAGATAGATTTGTTGATGCTCACTTTTCTGATGTATATAAAGCAAACCAAAATGAGGAATGGAATTAATGTCGCAAGAATTAACAAACCTAATTGACTTAGGACAGTATCCACGTAATGATGTAGAACTAATCGCACGTGAATTTATGCGCTGTGCGTATCTAGAAACTCTAGAAACATTTGCCAAAGAATATGCTTCACTAGGTGAAGAGGACGAGACACGTCAAAACGTTCTTAAAACACTTGAATCATTCGAGCATACTATTGCAGTACTCGACGGTAGTGAAGAATTTTTAGAACTAGTTCACACTGATGATAGTGAAGATGCAGCTGCAGAAAATGATTCTGAATTTGAACGTTTTTAAGGAGAACGTATGTTTAATTATGATGAAATAGTAGGAAGACTCAGGGACGGTGTATTACAGGTAACATTTGATAAGGTTAATGGAGAACAACGTATTATGCCTTGTACTCTACAAACCGACTACATGCCTGATATGTCAGAGTCTAAAGTAAACCAAGTGGACGAATTTTCTGTTAACAAATCTGTTATAAGAGCATTCGCAATTGACAAACAATCATGGCGGTCATTCCGTGTTGATAATGTCAAAGCGATTGAGAATATAAATGGATGAGTCGACTAAAGAAAAGTTCCTAACCAAGAAATCATTCTCAGCTATGGTCGAGAGTTTTGTTTTTACTAATAAGATGTCATACATGGATTCCATTGTACATCTCTGTGAAAAGAATGCTCTTGAACTGGAAGACATTAAGAAGTACTTGCTTCCAACCATTGTAGAACACCTTGAGAGTGAAGCACGTCAGTTGAATTTTCTCCCAAAACAGAATCAACTAGACGTATAAGTAGTAGGGCCCTTATGGGTAATCTCATACATTGTTTATACATTGTTTATATTTAAGTTAATACTAAAGGAAATATTATGTCTTTTGCAAATCTAAAATCCAAATCTATGGATATCTCGAAGCTTGTCGCTGAAGCGAATGCCGCATCTGGTCAAGTGTCAAACTCAAACAAATACCAAGACGACCGCAAGTGGAAACCTACCGTTGATGAAGCGGGCAATGGTTACGCTGTAATTCGATTCTTACCTGCTACCGAAGGTCAAGACCTTCCGTGGGTACGTTATTGGGATCACGCCTTCAAAGGCCCCACTGGACAATGGTACATCGAACGTTCACTTACTACCCTAGGTCAGAATGACCCATTGGGTGAGTTGAACTCTCGACTGTGGAATTCCGGTATCGAAGAGGACAAGGAAACTGCTCGTCGGCAGAAGCGTCGTCTACACTACGTTACTAACATCCAAGTTATTAACGACCCAGCCAATCCTGCCAATAACGGCAAAACGTTTATCTATGAATTCGGTAAGAAGATCTTTGATAAGATCATGGATCAAATGCAACCAGAATTTCCAGGCGAGACTCCGGTCAATCCTTTTGACTTCTGGACAGGTGCACACTTCGAATTGAAGATCCGTAATGTTGCGGGCTATAGAAACTACGATAAGTCAGACTTCAAAGCACCCACTCAGTTTTTAGATGGTGATGAAGTTCAACTTGAAGCAGTATATAACGGAATGTATGATTTAAACGAGTTCATCATCCCCAACTATGCCGGTGCACATGATCCTAAGTACTTCAAATCTTATGATGAGTTGAAGAACAAGTTGGAGACAGTACTAGGTCTTGCGACTGGTGTAGGGTCTACGCTTAAGAACGAAGCACTAGCACAGTCTGCTGAAGCTGCTCCGGTTCGATCAGCAATTGAACCTACTATTGTTGCAGCGGCAGAACCTGTTGCAGGGATTGTAGCTAAGGAAGAAGATGATACGTTGTCTTACTTCGCGCAGATGGCTGCGGAAGACTAGGTAGTAAAGGTAGTTAATAAGGGGACTCGAAAGAGTCCCTTTTTTTATGCTGTTCTAGAACCTGCCAGATCATTGAAATCAGTAGTGGATAGTTGAGAACCTACGATACTTGTATTGCTACTATTACTAGTAGAATTATTTTGTATAGGTGCTAACACTCCAACCGACCCTTGTCCTCCAGACGCTTTCAACTTATCTGAAGCTGCACCAGCATCTTTTATTTTAGCACCATCTAAAGGAACTATCCTCGAAGCATTAGGAGTACCAAGACCAGCAAATGCGTTTGTCATGTTAGCGGCAGTTTGCGCTGAAGTACCACTTGCACCACCAGAGTCCTTTAGACTTTTAGCAACGTTTGCTATCTCACTATCACCACCCAACATCCATGTAGCTAGTTCTTGCGCGAGGTAATCTCCACTAAAGGCACCTAATATACCACCAAGTATTCCTCCACCGATTGCCCCGACTCCAAAAATAGGTGCACCCATTGCAGCACCAGCAATAGCACCTAAAGTACCACCACTAATACTACCTAATGCGCCAGCAATCTCAGCCATCTTTTGATCTTCTTTGATGTCTGGGTTTGCTAATATCATACCAATATTACCTAGTGATAAAGCGGTTCCTATGAGAGGAACCTTCGCAAACTTAGCAAAGTTCTTATATTTCTTTAGAGAAGCCATCAAACCTTTACTCTGCGCAGACGTTGGTGCTTTAACACTCTTCAATGCTTTGTCGCCAGCATCAGCAGAAATGAACTTACCACCTTTCTTTAGTCCACCTTTATCTACGGTGATACCTTGTTTGTTAAGTGATGCCACCTGCTTCGGACTTAGTTTGTTCGCTCTCTCGTTGTTTAAAGCTATTCGATTACCCTTGGTTAACGGATTAGTTTTATCAAGTAGAGGAGCTCCACCTTTTCGATTAAGTGCAGCAAGACCCATTCCTGCGGCCGCATTAACTCCGGTCATATTGGAAGTTATGGCTTTAATATCCATATTGATAAGACCGTTGATTCCATTTAGAATTTCGTTACTTACCTCACCAATAGTAGCATATACGTCGGATAGTTTAGGAAGTTGTATTCCCATACCCAATAGTGCATCTTTAACCTGCTTACCTCTTTCACCCAAGGAGTCCCCTATATCACTAAGAGCCTTCTTATTCTCTTCTGTGGCAAGTGCTCCTGCAACTGCACCTAGTAACGCAAACTTCTTACCAAACAGAGCACCAACACCAGCGAACTTAACTATATTAGCAGCTGCGGCAGCCAGATCACTATCTCCGGTCAAGTTGGCAATTGCACTTCCTATGCTTCCTGCCATTATTTGAGATAGACCAAAGATGCCTGCACCTTTCATGAGTCCACCCTTCGCGAAGATACCGCCTATACCAAGACTGGCACCTAGACCTTTCATACCTCCACCGAACATCCCACCCGACTTACTACCAGCAGATTTTTTAGATGAGGTGCTACCATTAACAACCGCAGTCTTTACCGCTTCTGTGGAAGCCTTCTCGTCCCTCTCTTTCTCTAAATCTTGTAGTCTCTGTCGGTCTTGAACATCAAACCACTTTGTGAACGACGTGTTGATACTTCCGATACCTTTACTGATATCGACCAGTTGATCGTTCTGCGATTTTAGAGTTTCAGATAGTGAACTGATAGCCATGGGTTAACCCTGTTGTTGTTGTTTTATTCGCTCGTTCTTTTCTTTGATATCGTCTATTAACATACTCAAGTAGATCTCTCTCTCCCAAGGCAACATACTTTCTACTTCGTCTAATGAATAATTGTAATTGTTCAATAGTTGGAAGTTGACTTGATAGTAGTTCGCCAAATTGTCATGGGAGAGATTTATTAAAAAAAATCATCCATTCCTTTTAGTTTAATGTCGTTACGATGACCGCAACTGCTACATTTGAATTCTGCTTGTTGAGTGATCGTCGGTATCTTGTTCACAAAGTTTGTTAACTTCTCGAACTGCTCCGAAGACATAGACTCAACAAATTCTACTAGCTCTTCTCTGGTCTCATCTTTTACAGTAAACTTCTCTTCCTTGGTCATTATAGAACCTATACAGTTCATTAACATCTCAAGAAGAGTTTCGGTGTAGGTAGTATCTTCGAAGATTTTTTCATTATCCATAAAGTCTTGGTACGTTGGGTACCGCATCTTCACAGATATGTCTTCGGTCAACTCTATTACCGTTTGTCCTAGTACTTCACCATCAAGCCCAATTCTTTCTAGCTCAATAGATACCTCAGAACTTTCACTACATTCTTCACAACCCAACATAAGTGTTGCAGTCTCACCGACCGACTTGGCACGTATCTTCGTGAACATGTAGTCTACGTCGAATATAGTTAACTCAGACGTGATAGGTTCTTCGACACATGCTTCTATTGTTCTCACAATAGCACGCATCATATCTCTGCGCTCTTGGGTCTCCATTGCTATTAGGAGATTCTTCTGTTCCTTTACAAGGAATGGTCTGAATGTAACTTTTTGTTTTGTGGACGGTATTGTCAATTCGTAACTGGGTGTTGTGTTTAACTTTGGTAATGCCATTATATATTCCTATAATTTAAAATATTGAGCCTAAACTTACGCTTAGTTCACCTAGGCCTCTTTCATCTTTTATCACTTTCCAGTTTGTGTATGAGAATTGTACACTCACTTCAATCAAACCGTTCGCTTCGTTACTTAATTCGATACTACTTATTGTTGTCGGAAATGCATCTTGCAGTTCGACGCTGTATATAGAAGCACCTAGCAAGTCGAAGTCAATACTGAGAGGGCCCAGATCTAAACCAACTCGCATGATAGGTTTTCTTAGTTGGTGTATCTTGATTGGTGCAACGTAATCGTCTTTGTACCCAACTGTACCTTCGGGTAGCGGTTTGCGCTGTTCGGGAGATTGTTCCTTCTCTTTACGTTCGTTCTCTTTGACATCTTCTGCGGTTGTAGGTTGAGTGGTTGGGGTATCTCGATCCACAAGGGGTACTACCGGATATTCACCGAGCATAGCACTACGCCATGAGTCAAAGTACTTCTTCACTCCGTAGTCGTTCAATGCATAGAATACCATTGTAACATCGTCTACAGCGAATCCGTTAACTACCTTCTCGTTGAAGATACCTACCTGTCTGTCTAGGGTTAGTATCTGCTTTCCGGGCATGGTAACGCTCTTACATAGAATGTTCGCAGTCTTTGGATCCATACCTAACAGTTTAGTAATTTGATCCTTACCTAACTGCGCAGGCATCTCTACTGAATACTGGTTAGCAAACGCCATACCATTCTTCGATATTAGACTACCTTTTAATTGTTCTATTCCTGCCATCGGTTATCCACCTATCTTTTTCTTGGAGTCAGCGTATACTTTCTTAGAGTTAGACTTCTTAAATTGTGCGGTCGGTAGGAATGTAGCGATCTCCCACTCAGGTGCAGGCACCATTGCAAATTTACTCTGTACATGTGAATTCAGGTAATGCTTGAAACACGGTTCGAAGTACTTCAACTTACTAGACTTGACCAACAACTCATACGACATTTTGAATCGCGTAGAGGCATTGAACTTAGTGTTACTTGTTATATCCATCAAAGCATCTAACATCTTTGCACGTAGCATAGGAGGTAGATAGTGTAGGTTCAACCCATAGAACCCACCCTCGGCAGGCCCTACAACAATAACTAACGGAAACGTATCGTAGTACGGTAGTGTATCCTTATGCTTAGGATCGTAGAAGAACATGTACATACCACCAACAATCTCTTGGGTAGTTTGCTTCAACGGTTCTTCTTTCATCAAAGCAGTTCTATTGATGCTACGGAGATTCTTTATCTTTTGTTGAAACCAACTACGAGATTCTTTAGTACGGGGGGTAATCCCTGCACGGAACGCTTGTAGTTCTAATCTCTGAAATATTTGTGACATCTGAGTTTCCGTTAAAATTCCTACTTCTATTTATACAGAATGTATCCAGTTATCTATATTGAGAGTGTAGTCTTTGGCAACAAAGTTCACCATCTTAGAGACACTGTCATAGTCAACATCTAAAATAAGGAACCGTTCTGCTCTAACGTCATCACCAAAGAACCAGTTTATGACTGTCGCATGGTGTTGGGATCTATAGCTAATCCAATTCCACACTACCTCTTGAGTGGTAAGGGGCTTGCCTGGCACCATTATATCCTTACACTTCTCAAGTATGGGGGTGTTCATTCTGTTCTCTACGAAAATCGCTTCGGTTACACAGTTCAATATGAAGTATGCATCCGGATACGCCTCGTACAGTTGTCGGTAGTATTGGTTACCTTCGATGTAATCGTTGTTTTCAAAATAAGTCATGTTAATATAAACATCACTATCGCTGATTGTATGCAGTGGATCGTAACCTGCTATTAGGTTACGTTTGATAGTCTTCGCGAGGTTTCTCCTACCCGAACTTATACTTGAGACAGAACAACCGCTGTCTAGCATAAGATCGATTAATGGTTGGTCGGACGAATTGTCCATACCAAGGAAGAATACCTTTGGGCTCATTTCTTTTTCTTTCGGAAGGGTGCTAGTTTTTTAATAGGTTTCTTGGTACGCATCTTTTGGGTAGACTTGGGCATGATACCCATGGCAGTCAGTTCTTTCTCAGTCCAGATCTCGAAATGGTATCCCCGATCATCTGCATACTTCTTAGCAGTCTTCCACTTAGACTGATTCTTAATGTATGTCATACCTTCGTTTAGTACGGTACGTCGAGACTTACCTTGTTTGTTCACAGGTACCTTAGTCTCTTTGAAGGGTTTGACTTCTACCAGTACAACACGCCCAGACTTGTACTTGATAACGAAGTCCATGAAGTATCGGTGTGGTTTATTGTCAGTCTCACATATGTAAGGGATCACTAGCTCTTCGGACATCCATTGTACGATATCCAAACTGTCGTCGCACCACTTCATTACGTAGCGTTCCCATCCCGAACGGTAGACAACGTTATCTACATCGCCCGCGTACTTCTCTGGGTTCTTTGGTTTATACCTACCTTTATAGGTCTTCATCCAGTTCTCTCTAACAATAACATACAGTTCGTCATATCGGTTGCTCGGTAGATGAACTCTTGGACTGGTCGATAATTAAAATCGTCCTTCGTTAGGAAATGGCGTAACAACTTCTTAGGATAGATGTCTCCGCCCATAAAACTATTATAGTCGTCTAATAGAATGTACTTAGGTTGTGCCTGTATGCATAGGTTCAGATCCTTTGACATACCTTCGGTTTCATGATCACCGTCGATGAAGATCATATCATATTCAGACGCCTTCGCTGGGTCTAGGTCATGGGAACTCATCTTAGTAAATTCGAAACGATTACCGAACTTGACTTTAAGATGGTCGGTATTCACTAATGTGTGTTCGTACTTGCATATATCAAGCGAATGGTAGACTAGATTAGTATCAACGGTCATGAATGTAAATGCACTATGGCCATAGTTGAACCCTATTTCCAATACGTTTTTACAACGAGTTAGTTTAAGTATGGTGTGTATCATGCGACACGTTCTGTCGTCTGGGATAATATGTCCTTCTTCGTACGGCCATCCGTCACGAAGGAACTTGCACTCATCTACTAGATTCATTTTAAATGTTCTTCGGTTATGTATAAATAGTATGACAGTATTTATAAAGATAGGTTTACCCTCATGTCAGAAGAAACTAAAACTTACTACACCGAAGATGATGAAAGAGCAGAGATACAGTCAGGTTTACTGTCTAACAAAAACTCTGACGACTTTACTAAAGATGGTGTGCTAAAGTATCCTTTAAGCGATATCAATAGGTATGGCGCAAGGATTTCATTTATACCTAAACTAATCACCGGGCCTAAAATAGAAGGTGATATGAGCGTGGCCGATGTATTTAAAACAGTGAACAAATATGTATCTAAAAGTTATGAAACCAAAGATTTTGAAAATGATAAAGATCCTGCACAGGATGCAAATAATAAGCTTTCAGATAGTAATTTTCAGATAACTAAAGGCATCAATATGCCTCTTACTACTAAGAAGATTGAGATCTATCTACCCATATCGTTTAATGCAACGGACACTATGACCTATGACAGTCCTAGTATAGGTAGTGCTGGTGCGATACTAGGTAGTGCATTGAATAATGCGAACGGTGCTGGCGGAGCGGTACTAGGTAATGCAGTCGGAGACTTTATCAACCTGTTTAAAGGTGCCGGCGGTGTTGGTGCTAACTCCCTTGCCCAATTAGGTGCAGCTAAGCTTGCGAAACGAGGCCCCACAGAAATTGGCGATGGTGTTGCATCTTCATTGCGTGTTACGGTAGATCCTAACATACGAACCTTATTCAGAGGGGTTCAGGTCAGACAGTTCGCATTCCAGTTTAAGTTCATTGCAAAGAATTCTAAGGAAGCAAAAGAGATAAAGGATATCATTAAGAGATTAAGATTCTATGCATACCCAGAGTCTATAGGCTTCAAAGGTTCCGGACAGGAAATCAGTGTTGGATTCAAATATCCCCATCCATTTGAAATTAGAGCGTCATATATTAGCGCAGATGGTTGTAGCTCATACCAAATTGGGCCGTTAATGAAAGATTCTTATTTGACCAGCATAACAACCAATTTCAATCCTTCTACTATGGCATTCCACCAAGACGGTGAACCAGTAGAGATCGACCTCTCGTTGAACTTCACCGAAGAGACTACTCTTAATAAGAAAGATATCCTAGGGGGGTACTAATGTCTTACTTCACAGCATTCCCAAAAACATCATACGAAGTTGACGGTGAAGTTATTTTCGCTACAGACTTGACTGCCTATGCCGAGGTACTAGACTCGGTTCGTCTGTCGAGTTCTTTCTATCAGGACTATTTCATCCAACATGCTGAACGTCCAGATCATGTGGCATTCAATTTATATAATGACCCTCAGTTACATTGGGTAATGTACCTAATGAACCCTAAGTTGAGAGAGCAGGGTTGGCCAATGGACACTACAGAGTTGATGACGAAGGTAAAGAGAGATCACCCAGATACCACACTGGTTATCAGAGACGTTTCAATAACGACTGAACTAAGCGTAGGTCAGGTTATCAAGGGGAATACCAGTGAAGCCGTCGGTACAATAGTCCATAAGAATGTAGACCTTGGTCAGGTAACAGTAAAGACCACAGGTACATTCGCAGTAGGAGAACTTCTACGAGACGTAGCGTCGAGTGTAACCTATGGCCTATGGTCAGAGATAGACGAAGTTGTTCCGGAATACCTCGCGGCATATGAGTATAGAGTGAATGGTGAACATGTAGACATCAACCCATATGAAACTATTCCTACTGCACCTGCTCATACAAAGGTCACTATCAAAGATCTATACGTCGAAAACAATGATAAATTGAAGCAGATACGAATTATTAAGCCTAGTGCCATAAATCAAGTAGTGGGTGCATTTAAACAAGCGATACAATCATAATGAGTACATTCCTTACAGATTCCATCGAGCCAGTATCGTTTACTTCGATAACGATCATATCAGAAAAGATAGCTATTAAAGGTGGTAGAGTTGATATTACTCCCACTGTCAGTAACATAGACATCTATGAACATCTAGACAAAGCTTACCTAACAGGTGCCATATCGTTTAGAGATGATAATGATATTATTGCATCTATGGATATAGGTGGTGGTGAGAAGGTAGAGATAGTCCTCCAGAGCACACGAGATGATAGTAAACCTGTTTCCAAAACATTCTATCTTGATAGAATAGTTGCTTCCAGTAAACTTGGTGATAATGCTGAGTTCTTTGTTCTGCATTTAATAGAAGACATAGGGTACATATCCAATCTAAAGAATGTCAACCAACACTTCTCAGATAACCCATATGAGATTATCAAAGGTATCTCTAAGTCAAACCTAAACAAGACGGTAGAATCTTCTGGTACAGGTCAGAAGACGATGGATGTTATTGTACCTAACCTGAACCCTATCGAAGCAATGTCTTGGATTAAGAATATGACATGTACCTCTAGTGGGTATCCGTTCTATCTAACCTCTACGCTCGTGGATGACCACCTATCCTTCGTGGATCTAAAGACCCTGCTATCTGCTCCTGTAATGAATCAGGAGGCGCCTTTCACATATGGACAGGCAACTATGTCTGCTGGCGGATCTCCTAACCTAACTGCCCACCGAAGAGTTATCAAAGACTATAATTTCAATGGTGCCGAAGATCTGTTCACTCTAATCAAGAAAGGATTGGTTGGTGCTGAGTACAGGTACCTTGATGCTACTGCTAAATCCACAGCTTGGACGATGTTTGACGACAATGCAGAAAACCATTACAAATTCAATAAGTTCACCTTCAATGTACAGGATGTAGTTGACTTGTTAGAAGATCAGGAAAGTCCATACTATAGTGATGAGTACAAGGTCGACAATAAGTCGTTCCACGAATTCAAGTCTAGAAGCATTACTCAGATAGGTAGTAGTCAAGCATACGAAAACGGTTCGTCTATCAATCAGAGTGTTGACCATGCGCACTACAAGCTAAACATAATCAATAGGTCTATAGACCAGTTGATGAAAAAGAATCCTCTAACCTTGGCGGTCAATGGAGTAGACTTCCTTGACGGTACGTCACACCAAACCGTAGGTAGAAAGATCGCGGTCAGGTTCATGCGTAACACTGCGCCCGAGGATACAGATTATTATTTCGATAATAAGAAATCAGGGGACTACTTAATTTTCTCTGCAAAACATTCGTTTGATAGGGAGACTTACTTGGTGTCTCTATCATGCTTGAAACTATCTAATGGTGATGTACAATGATACCTAATAATTTTATTGAATACTATGGTGACCAGACTCGTTGGTTCCTTGGTGAGGTTGTCAATGTAAAGGACGACCCATTGAAATTAGGTAGAGTCAAGGTTAAAGTGTTCGGTGTATACGATGATATCGATGATGCTCACCTACCTTGGGCACAGATCGTTGTACCTGTTACTCAGGGTGTCCATGAAGGTAAGGGACAGTACCTAGGTATCCTAGTGGGTACCCAAGTATTCGGTATCTTCTTGGACGGACAGAACTCTCAGTTACCTATGGTGATTGGTACTGTACCTAAAGAAGGTGATGCGAACCCTAAGGCGGATGCCAACTATCCTACCAACAAAGTGTACCAG